CTCGCTAAAGAAATTATGGCAGGTATGCCTTCTGGTACTGTAATTGCAAGTGATTCTGAACTCGTCCGTTATGCCGTACAACATGCACTTCATAGTGCGTTATTCCGCGTTTTTGGTAGCGATGATGTGCATGGAGTTGAGTTAGGCGGTGCGCTTAAGAATATTTATGCCGTTGCTATGGGAATTGGAGCAGCATATAAAATTGGTGAAAATACCAAGAGTATGATTTTAACGCGTGCTTTGGCTGAAATGAGCCGTTTCGCGGTAAAACAAGGTGCAAACCCACTTACGTTCTTAGGTTTATCTGGAGTAGGTGATTTATTTGCGACTTGTAATAGTCCATTAAGCCGTAATTATCAAATTGGTTATGCGCTAGGTTCTGGTAAAACGCTTGAACAAGCGAGTAAAGAATTGGGACAAACTGCAGAAGGTATTAACACGATTGTTCAGGTGCGTGGCAAGGCGCAAGAACTAGACGTATATATGCCAATTACCAATGCTTTATATGAGGTCATTTTTGAAGGCGCTCCACCATTAAATATTGCACTTTCTCTTATGAAAAATGGACACCGTAGTGATGTTGAGTTTGTTTTACCTCATCATGAAGTCTGACGAATAAATGTCATAAATTGTGGTTATAATGCAGGAATTGTTTACAAGGAAATTTTATGCAACTGACATTAGTTCGTCATGGGGAAGCTGCTCCACCAGTAAATGGTAATGATATTAAACGTCCCCTTACTGCGCGTGGACATGCACAAGCCGAGCAAACGGCAACGTTTTTAAAAGATATTGTAAAACCAGATATTTTTGTTGTTAGTCCTTTGCTGCGTGCTCAGGAAACGTTGGCGCATATCCAGACCTATTTTAAAGATGTGCCAGTACTGTTATGCGACAAAATTAAGCCTGACGATGATGCAAAAGAAGCGATTGAATGGCTATCCCAAATTCCTTATGAGTCGATTGTGGTTGTTTGCCATATGAATGTGGTAGGGCATATTGCAGAGTTACTGACTCATGAAAATTTCAATCCATTTGCACTTGCTGAAGCAAGAATTTATGATCAAGCTGTTATTGCAAATGGTTTATCAACACAAAAAAATAGTTTTATACCCACAATATAATTAAAAAGGTTATTTAGCCCACATGCTGTACATATTGTTGATAAAGTTGAGATTAAAATTATTCTCATAATTTGCAACTTGTTAAATATCAATAATTTATATTGTTTTTGTGGGTTAAATTAACCTGTTTTAGTCACCTATATTTGCACCATATAGTGATTATTTTGACTATTTTTTTTATAAAATGAGTAAAATAAAAAGTAATCTGCACCAAATCTACACCAAGAATGAAATTACCTAAACCTATTAAGCGTGGGCAAACGTACCGCATTACTGTGACCTACGAAAACAAAAGATATTCATGCACCAGAGACACAGAAAAAGAATGTGAACAATGGGCAGCAATGAAGTTGCTTGAGTTGAAATCTGGAAAAGTTCAAGAAGAAAAGGGGATAAAGACACCTTATCCTTTTAAGATACTTTGCGAAAAATACTATGCAGAAAAGGGAATTAAATTAAGATCAAAGCATGTCATTAGAAATAAGTTAGACAATCTGGAACGTATTGTTGGTGAATTGGCATCTAAATCAATATATGACTTCAAGCCAAGCGATATAGCTAGGTGGCGAAATAAAAGGGTACTCGAAGTAAAAAATGGAACCGTCTTATATGAATTCTCTATTTTTTCCTCAATATTTACCTATGCTCAAAAGGAATTATTTTTAATTGAATCTAATGTTTGGCAAAACGTAATTAAACCTGAAAAGGGGAAGAGCCGAAGCCAGCGTATTACTTTTGACGATCAAGAAAAAATTCTACAGCAAGCCAAGTGGGATAAAAATAACCCTCCAAGATTCGTAAAGCATTATGTATGTTGGGCAATGTTATTTGCACTTGAAACAGCAATGAGACAAGGCGAAATTCTGGGTATGCGGAGAGAGGACATTAAAGATGGCTTTGTTCACCTTCCTATGACGAAGAATGGTGATTCTAGGAATGTGCCATTGTCCAAAGAAGCAAAAAGACTTTTATCAATACTACCGTCAAACACTGATCTTTTACTGCCAGTTAAAGCTGAAACTTTTAAACGGACATGGATAAAAATTCGTGATGCTGCTGATTTAAAGCATATTAACTTTCATGACACACGACATGAAGCAATTACAAGAATGGTGAGGGAAAGAAAGCTACCAGTTGAAGTACTAGCAAAAATAACAGGGCATAAGACTATTGGTATTTTAATTAACACTTACTACAACCCTAACGCCCAAGACCTTGTAGAAATGTTTAATAGTAGTGAGAGCTAGTTAGCTCTCTTTCTACCACGTTTGTTTGCATCTTTTTTAGTTAGTATTTGTCGTGCTCGCTCAGGATCATACATGTGTTTCCCGCCCGTGCCTTGGTTGATTGAGATAAGCTTTTCTCGGATGGTAGTAACACTCAAGTTATATAACTTCGCCAATTCAGCCGCACTTACTAACTCTTGTTTAACTTGCTCAAGCTTGGTGACAATAGCGCCACCAAGGTTTTGACCAAGTAAAATCTGAGGAGGGGTATCACCCTCCAAAGTGATTGAAAACTGCATAATCCCCATTCACCCCTCCATCTCATTAAACTTCTTAACGATTGCTTTTTTGGCCTTCATCAAAAAGTACTCACGTTCATCTTCTTCAAAACACCCATCGCCTTGTGGCTCTTGAGAATACAAAATGGTCTCATCACCGCAATCAGGGTAATCAACTCGAAATTCGCCATGTCTTAAGCGTAGATATCCGATCTGTTGACCTTGAAAAACTGCAATGTATTGTTCAGGGCTTTCATCACATGTTTTGAGTAGTTCAACTTCATCAGTAGTCAGTAACATTTCACCCCTCCTTACTTTCCGCTTTTCTAAAATCAGTCTCTGTCACAATCCACTGAACATCTTTAAGACTTGGACGAAATACGACAACGCAACAACCAAATGGCGCATTAGATGATGAACCGCCAAACTTTAAGCGGCCACGAATAAAATGAATTTCACGACCCAAACAATAGTCTTGAAACCAACGGGCATCAGTGCGAACAGGAACGAGTGCAACTACCGTATGCCCTTTACTTGCTGTTTCCGCTGCTTTGGCAACCCAATCGATGATTTCTTTGCCGTAAGGTGGATTCATCCAACATGTTCCAGACCATTCTTGTTTCAGCCCATCAATTTCAGGCGTGAAGTAGCGCTCACATTTGGCATTCTCAGGCAGAGCACAAACATCTAAATCAAAGTTAAAAACTCGATCCAATTTTTCAAAAAAATCTTGCGGTGTTGACCATACATCTGTTCTATTTTCAGCAAGACCAAACAGCTTGCTTTGGGCCATTGTGTTCATCCCTCAGCTCCCAATTCGCTTTCCAGCTTCATTGCACCTTCTTCTGGATACTCACTTATATAAACGTAGTAACCACTGCCGCTATGAGCCTCATCAAACCAAGCAATTGTTAATTCAGTTTCTAAAAGTTCTGGATCCTTGTTTGGTGCGCCAAAGTTTGCTGCTGCATATAATTGCTCACAGGTTAAGTAAATCTTTTTCTCTGGCACCGCCTGAGCTTTGGCTTTTTCTAGCTCTGCTCTAAGTCTGTCAATTTCACATGCTGCATGGTGACAAATAACACGTAATTCATCTTCGCTATATTCATCTGCATGCATCATCATTAAATGGCTGATTTCGGTGCCAAATTGACTATCTCCATCAAAGACCCAAACAGCACCATCATCTTGCTCAAAGCGTAGATTAACTTCACTTCCCTTATTCGAATCTGTCATGTCATCACCCAATTACTGTAAATTTGAAATTCTTTAAGTTAATAGCAGTCATCTTGTTGCAGTGCTGACACTTGGTTCGGGCTCTTTTCTTTAGCTCCTCAAGGTCTTCACTAATCTGCTTTTTCTGCTCTGTAATCTTTGTTTGTTGTCGGGACCAATATTTCATAGTGTCTTTGATCCACATCACAGGATTTACTTTTGCTCCGCACTTCATGCATGTAAGTTCTAAAGCTTTAGTGTCAATCTCTACTTGTGCATGCTGACACTTACGCAGATTTGTTCTTGGAAAAGGAACAACATTTTCTTCGACATTCAAAACGATATGATCTTGAAAAGGGTAGTTCATATTCCCTCTGTATTCTTGATCTGTCATGCTGCCTTCCTCACGCATTGCCATGTGTGCCAATTAAAGAATGCTTGCGACTACTACAAGCGCTAACTATTTCAGCTTCACAATCAGCACCTTTGAACTGTGAATAGATGATTCCAAGTTCAGCAACATCTGTAGTTGCATTGATACGCTTGATAGCTTCATCAAAAGCAGCTTGAAGCGCTTCTTCTTGGCTGCGACCATCGTTAAGCCAAGCAATGAGCTTTTCGCCAGTTTCCTTTGTGATTACTTCGCCTGTTGGATTAAAAAGTTTGGTTCGGTCTTTTGTGGGGATTGCAAATTTATTTTCATGCAACATATCGAGTGAAACGGTAAGCTCATACTCATAGCCTTCACGCTGCTCAGCTTTCATGCCAAGTTTGATAACTTTTCCTTTTTCACCTTGTACAGTCTCAGTTTTTGCACGAGTTGTAGTGATAATGTGCATATCTGTTTGAAGAATCGCGTCAATAAATTTGCGGTGACGTGGTGTGGTTTCTGACCAAGCTGACCAAGTGTTACCTTTAAAACGTTTAGCTGCTTCATCGTTGATTTCCAAACATCCACCAGTTCCAATCCATTCATGACTAGCACTATCAATGATAAGAACTTCATAGCCCATGTTATGTGCTGCATGGATCGCGCCTGCAAAACGTTCAGGGCTATAGGGTGGCTTTAATGGCAATGTGTCAAAGTTAAATTCATTTGCATATAAAGATGCAGATTCGTTTTCTGTATCAATAACTGCAATCTTTTTGCCAAGACTTGAAGCCAACACAAGGGCAGAGTAGGTTTTACCCGAACCGCTGGCGCCATTAAGATTTAGCTTAAGCTTTGCTTTTTTACGTTCAGCTTTAGTGAAAGAGAACTGTTCTTTATTTTGCATGTTCATCTTTAATCACCTTTATATTTCGAATCTGAGTAAATTGGAGACAGTTCGTGAGTCGTTTCGTCTTTCATAACTACGACTTGATTAACTGGTCCGCATTTGTAATTTGGTTCTTTCTCGCCGATCGGTGTGCAGTGCTCTAGAGTTAATGCCCATCTTTTCCAAGACTTTGAAAGGGCATCCCAATAGAACATCTGATCTTTATTGGCTTTCAATTTCCAATCGCTGCCACCAAAAGTGCTGTAGTGAGTTGCTTCA